TGGACAACCAAGTCAGGTAAAAAATCATCAGAAACAGGCGAGCGATATCTGCCTAAAAAAGCAATAGAAGCGTTAAGCCCACAAGAGTATGCAGCAACCACTAAGGCTAAACGTGCAGGAAAAGCAAAGGGTAAACAGTTTGTAGCGCAACCAAAAAGCGTTAAAGAAAAAGTAAAACCTTACAGAAAGGTAGCATAAAAAAGTGAAACAATACCTTGTAAAAGCATTAAAATGGGCGTTAAGTAAATTCGAAGAGAAGCCAGTTACAGAAGCTGCTTGGCCTTTCCCTACGCCTAACCCAAAACCAACGTTAAAAGAAAAACTAACGGCTCGCCCCGTTGCTAAAAAGGCTACAACTGTTGCTAAAAAAACAACTAAAAAGGCTAAGTAATGAGCACTACAGGTACCTCATCGTTTAATTTAGATATGAATGACCTCATTGAAGAGGCGTTTGAGCGTTGCGGGAAAGAGCTACGTACTGGCTATGATTTTAGAACTGCTCGCCGTTCATTGAACCTGCTTACTATTGAGTGGGCAAATAGAGGCATTAACCTGTGGACAATTGAACAAGGCGTTATCCCTATGGTTACTGGGCAAGCTACATACCCTTTACCTGTTGATACTATTGACTTGATGGACATGGTAGTACGTACCAATAACGGCGTACAAAGCAACCAGATTGATATTAATATTAGCCGCATTTCTGAGTCTACTTACATGACGCTGCCAAACAAGCTAGCACAAGGCAGACCGATTCAGGTGTGGATCAACCGTCAGTCGGGGCAAGAAAACCTCTCAGACGCCCTTTTAAGCGCTAATATAAGTTCTACAGCCACTACCATTGACTTAACTTCCACAAGCGGTTTAGCTTCTGCTGGGTTTATTAAGATTGATAATGAAACAATTAGCTATCCTAACGTAAGTGGTAACCAGCTAATTAACTGCGCCCGTGGACAAAACGGCACAACCGCTGCGGCACATACGGCTAACGCTACGGTTACTGTACAGAACCTACCTTCTATTAATGTCTGGCCTACCCCTAATTCACCGGGCAGTCAGTATACGTTTGTTTATTACCGTATGCGCCGTATTCAAGACGCTGGTTCAGGTACTTATGTTCAAGATATTCCTTTTCGTTTTATACCTTGCATGGTTGCGGGGTTAGCGTATCAGCTTTCTACTAAGCTTTCAGAAGTAGATATGAATAGAATTCCAATGCTTAAAGCAGATTATGAACAACAATTCCAGCTAGCAGCGGATGAAGATAGGGAGAAAGCATCTATACGGTTTGTGCCGAGAAATACGTTTTATTCAGGTAGCTGCTGATGCCAAGTAAGTTTTCATCTGGCAAGTATGCTATTGCGGAGTGTGATCGCTGTGACCAGCGGTATATGCTTAAACAATTAAAAACGCAGATTTTAAAGACAAAACCGTATAAAATTAAGGTGTGCCCAACTTGTTGGGATCCAGATCACCCACAGTTATCTCTTGGACTTTACCCAGTTAATGACCCACAAGCGGTTAGGGATCCAAGACCAGACGTGAGTTATCTGCAATCTGGTAATAATGGTTTACAGATAGATATTAATGGGGGTACAGGCCCTGATGGGTTTGGTAATCCAGATATGGGTAGTAGGGTGTTCCAATGGGGTTGGAATCCTGTAGGCGGCGCAAGGTTGTTTGACACCGTTTTAACGGAAAATGACTTGATAGGAAACACACAACTTGGTACAGTAACGGTAGATATAACTTAGGAGTCATTATGACATTCAAAAAAGCAGCGGACGGCGTAACAAAACAAGGTAAAACTAAGGGTAAAAACCTTGGGGATTCAGGTCCAAACGTAGGCATTCAGTCAGGCAAAGGTTCTAAAGGTTCTAAAGGTGCTAGCACTGTAACCAGCGCAGCAATGAAAGCTGTTGGACGTAATATGGCTCGTGCCAATAATCAGGGGTAATCATGGCTAAATTTTCTATGAAAAAAGGTGGTAAAGAAGTAGGCTCTGCTGATGTTTATGCTAAGCCACATACCATGAAAGGCACTGCAATGAGTGCAAAAGATGCAATGAAAGCTGTTAGTCGTAAACCTGATCCAAATACTTTAAAAGCTACTGATATGAAACCAGGTGGACAACCTTCTCCACGCGTAAGTGCTGGTGATCCAGATCGTCAAGACGTTAAAACTTCTGGTATTAAAATGCGTGGTACTGGCGCTGCTACTAAAGGTGTTATGTCTAGAGGACCAATGGGTTAATGAATTACAACGAACTTTTTTCGCAAATACAAACGTATACAGAGAATATATTTCCTGATGCGTTTGTAACTTTGCCTGGCACAAGTAATTCGAGTACGGTTAATGTAACTACTCAAATCAATACTTTTATCCAGCAGGCTGAAGATCGCATCTACAATACGGTGCAGCTTCCTTCTTTGCGTAAAAACGTTACAGGTAATTGCTCTGCTACAAGTAAGTATCTAGCTTGTCCAAACGACTATCTATCTACCTATTCTTTAGCAGTAATCAATACAGATGGTACTTATGAGTATTTACTTAATAAAGACGTAAACTATATTAGACAAGCATATCCAGATCCAACAGCTACGGGTTTACCCCGATATTATGCTTTGTTTGGTTCTAGGTTAAATGACCCCAATGAGTTAACTTTTATTCTTGGCCCAACACCTAACGCCGCCTATGGCGCTGAACTACATTATTTTTATTATCCAGAGTCTATTGTTACTGCTGGTACGTCTTGGCTTGGTGACAACTATAGCCCCGCTCTTCTTTATGGGTCTTTGGTAGAGGCTTATACCTATATGAAAGGAGAAGCAGACATGATTACTTTGTATAATACTAAATTTACCGAAGCATTAATGCAGTTGAACCGTTTAGGAACAGGACTTGAAAGAGGCGATGCCTACAGAGACGGGCAAGCTAAGATTGTAGTAAACCCATGAAAACTTGTAATATTTGTGAAACGGCTCGCCCATTATCTGATTTTGGTGTAAGGAAATCTGGGCGTATTGGTGATCTAATAATGCCGTGTAAGCCTTGCAAGGTTCAAGCACATAGAAGCAAAAGGCAAGCAAATCCAGAACATTACTTGCAGATTGAGCGTAAAAGCAAGTTTAAGAAGCAGTATGGAATTACAATTGAGCAGTACGACGAAATGTTAACTGCCCAAGGTGGGGGTTGCGCTATATGTAGTACAAAAACCCCAAGCAACAGAACCAAGTATTTTGCAGTTGACCATTGTCACTCAACGGGTAAAGTAAGGGGTTTATTGTGTATGAAGTGTAATAGGGGTTTAGGTTTGTTTAATGATAAAACTGACCTGTTAAAATTAGCAACAAACTATTTATTAGGAGCATAGCATGGCAATCACTCAAGGTATGGCGGACTCGTTCAAGGTGCAAATCCTTGCCGGTCAACAAAACTTAACATCAGGCGCAGCAGCAGTTTACAAGCTAGCGTTATACACAAGTTCAGCAACATTAAGCAACGCAACAGCCGCTTATACAACGTTGAACGAAGTGTCTAGCTCTGGTTCTAACTATACTGCTGGTGGAAATACATTGACAATTAGTCAAAGCCCAACAAGCACAGGTAACGTAGCATTCATGTCTTTTGCAAATAGCTCATGGACAAATGCAAACATTACTGCTAACGGCGCTTTGATCTATAACAGCACTGCGAATACAGCGGTTGCGGTATTGGCTTTTGGCGCAGATAAAACTGCTACCAATGGTACTTTTACTGTTATTTTCCCAACAGCCGACTCAACAAACGCTATTATCCGTATAGCTTAATAGGAGCCTGACGTGGCTCTTATTCTTGCGGATCGTGTAAAGGTCAATACCACTACAACTGGTACTGGCACTGTTGTCCTTGGAAATGCTGCAACTGGCTATCAGTCTTTTGCAGTTATTGGAGATGGCAACGCAACATACTACACCATTGCTGGTCAAACGACTACAGAGTGGGAAGTAGGTATTGGCACGTACTATTCTGCTAACAGCTCTTTATCTAGAACGACTATATTTTCTTCTAGCAATGCTAATGCTGTTGTAACTTTTAGTGCTGGAACTAAAGACGTATTTGTTACATTGCCGTCTGAAGCTACAATCTTAGGTGGTGCTGGGCAAGCTATTCAGATTAACCAAACAACAGCTTCTGCAAACTATACGATTGCTACTGGCACTAATGGATTTTCAGTAGGCCCAATAACTACAGCAAACGGTGTATCAGTTACAGTATCTAGCGGTCAAAGATGGGTGGTTATTTAAATGTCAACAATTAGTTCAGGAAACACAACTACAACTGCTATTGTTGTTACAGGAGATACAACTGGCAATCTAGTCTTTACGACTACAGGTGGATTAATTAATACTGCTGCTTCTACTGGCGGTTTTGTAGTCCCAACAGGTACTTTTGCACAAAGACCAGCTTCCCCTGCAAATGGAATAGTTAGGTATAACACTTCTTATAATTTATTAGAAACTTATACCAATGGTGTATGGGTAGCATTGACAAGTTCTTACAATTATACAGCGTCTTATTTGATAGTTGGTGGTGGCGGCGGTGGTAATATAGGTGGCGGCGGTGCTGGAGGATTTTTAAATACCACGACTACATTAGCTGCAGGAACTTCTTACACAATAACTGTTGGTGGCGGAGGTGCTATTGCAACAAGTGGTTCAAATTCATCAATATCTAGCATTGCTACTGCAACTGGCGGGGGTAATGGTGGAGCTGGTGGCGGTGGATCTGTTGGAGGTGGTGGTGGCTCTGGTGGAGGTGGTGGTTTTAATAGTGGCTTTACTGGTGCGGCATCAAGATTATCTGGTGGTTCTGGAACTGCAGGGCAGGGTAATGCTGGTGGATATGGAGAATATAATGGATCGCCTTTAAGTGGTGGCGGAGGTGGTGGAGCTGGTGGAACAGGGGGAAATTACAACGCACCACCTAACGGAGGAAACGGAAACGCTTCTTCTATAACTGGCGGGTCTATAACCTATGCTGGCGGTGGCGGCGGCGGTTACAGAGATACATCTGCCAGTTCAGGTGGCACAGGCGGGGGCGGGGCGGGCGCTACTAGTGGTACTGCAACTTCTGGAACTATTAATACTGGCGGTGGCGGTGGTGGAATTAATTCAGGCTCTGCTGGCTTAGGCGGTTCTGGAGTAGTTATCCTCTCTGTACCTACAACCAACTATAGTGGCGTCTATACAGGATCAAACGTTGCCGTTACTACTAGCGGATCAAATACAGTAGTAGCATTCTATTCAAGTGGTACTTTCACAGCTTAATTAACAGGAGTAAAAAATGCCTTATTTTGCAAAATGCGTACAAACCGCAAACTCTTCAGCGATGCTGGTAACAGAAGTTATTTCTGCAGACCAAGCGTTTGTTGATACACAGCCCGGATTTTGGGTTCAAACCAGCTACAACACTTATGGAAACGTGCATTACGCACCTAGCCCTCCAGCAGAACCCGGAACTCCTGACGGTGGTGTAGCGTTGCGTGGTAACTACGCTGGAATTGGTTATACATACGACATTCCAAATGATGTGTTTTATGCGCCTATGCCAACATCTCCCGGTGATTGGGTGCTAGATACTTCCACTTGGTTATGGGTAGACCAAACTCCTCCTACACCTTAAGGATTTGCCATGACCACTATTATTAATGGTAGCTCTCCGTCGGTAACTTTTAGCGACAACACTACGCAGACTACTGCGGGGCTACCTTTAACTGGTGGAACCATTACAGGTAATGTAGCTATTTCTGGGTCAACAAGTGGCGCAATTACACTTGCCGCTAATGCTGTTGCTGGTACTAATACATTAACCTTGCCAGCCGCTACTGGAACTTTAGGTATGGTATTAATTTCTAGTCAAACAGCAAATAGTTCTTCAACAATTGACTTTACAAGTATTTCAAATAACACGTACAGTGCATACAAAGTCATTGCAGATAATATTGTATGTTCTGTAAATGGAACATCTATATTAATGCGTGTTTCAGTAGGCAGTTCATTTCAAACTGGTTCTGTTTACGGGCATAGGACATATAGATGGGTTGCTGCAGGAGCAGCACCTTCTGGTAGCAATAGCGACACAGCAATATACATTTCACCAAGTGGCGATACTATGTCAAATAGTTCAACTAATGGAAATAGTTTTGAACTGACTGCATTTAACCAAGCACAAACAAACACCTATAAACGCTATGTTTGGTCTTTTGATGGATTGTGTTCTGACCAACTTACCGCAGCAGGTGGCGCTTATTATTTATCCACTTCTAATGCTGTAGATGGCTTTAGATTTTTTATGTCTAGTGGAACTTTTGTTACTGGTACTTTTAAACTTTATGGAATTGTCTAATGGCTGATTTAACACCTGAACAGTCTTTTTGTAAAGCAACAGCCCAATACATTCTTGGTGCTACAGATTGGACTTCTATTGCTGATGTTGGTGATCCTACTAAAGCTAATCCATATCTTATAAATCAAGCAGAGTTTATAGCTTATCGTAGTACAGTGCGTGGGTATGCAGTTAATCCTGTAGCTGACCCAGTATTCCCAACTCAACCAACAGAACAATGGTCTAGCTAACCGTGTCATCCATAAATGCTACAGCCGGATCCCCTACACAGCCAACGGCATTAATAAGCTCTGGTGATAATACAGCTACGCTTGTATTTCAAACTAATAGCACTACAGCACTAAGTATAGATACATCACAGAACGCTAACTGTACCTCTACGGGTGCTATAACTATACCTGCTGGAACAACAAACAATAGACCTACTGGAGTAAACGGTATGATTCGATACAACAGCAGTACTGCAAACCTTGAAGCCTATTTAAGTGGAGCTTGGGTGACTTTTCCATGACAACTATTATTAATGCAAACAACATTGGCATTACACAAACTGTAGATGCTTCTGGAGTTCTTCAACTACAAACTGCTAATACAGCGTCCATCACTATTGGTACGGATCAAAACATTACCTGTAACTCAACTGGCGCATTAAAAGTATCTTCTGGAACTACTGCACAACGACCAAGTAGCCCTGTAAATGGAATGTTGCGTTATAACTCAAGTACAAACGCTTTAGAGGGATATATTTTTGGGGCTTGGACCACTGTAAAACAAGGAACATATACAGTAACTTATCTAGCTGTTGCTGGGGCAGGTGGCGGTGGCGGAGGCAATACTGGAGGCGGCGGTGGTGGTGGTGGTCTTTTAGCTGGAACATTTTCTACTGCATCTGGTGTTGTTTATACAGCAACTATTGGTGGTGGTGGTACTGGTGGCGCTATGTATGCAGGTGGCGTACAAGGTTCTCTTTCATCAATTTCTGGTACTGGTCTTACAACAATTTCTGCTACTGGTGGTGGTCTTGGTGGTGCTGGTATAGATGCTGGTGGTTCAGCTGCTGGCGCAGGTGGAACTGGCGGTTCAGGCGGTGGTGGTGGTGGCGCTGGAGGATTTAGTGCAACTGCCGCTGGCGGCGCTGGTACTTCTGGACAAGGAAATGCTGGTGGCAATGGTTCGGCTGGTGGATTAAATGTGGCTACTGGCGGCGGTGGAGGTGGTGCTGGACAAGTTGGATTTACTAATCCCGGAAATGGTGGTAATGGCACTTCATCAACAATTACAGGCTCAAGTGTATTTTATGCAGGCGGCGCTGGCGGTGGATTTTTCTCAGGAATAGGCGGAACAACTCCCGGCGGTTCTGGCGGCGGCGCTACTGGATCAAATGGTACTGGCGGTCCGGGTACTGTAAATACAGGTGGTGGTGGTGCTGGTGGCGGAACTGCTGGCGGAAATTCCCCGGGCGGTAATGGCGGTTCAGGTATTGTTATTTTATCTGTACCAACATCAGCCTATTCTGGTACATATACAGGATCTAACGTTGCCGTTACTACAAGTGGTTCTAATACGGTTATTTCGTTTTATTCTAGCGGCACTTACACAAGCTAACCATGTTTGGATTTAATCCTTTTGCCTCGGCCCCCTTTGCAGATACGGGAGGAGTTGTATCCCTTTCAGTAGTCGTTAATGTTACTGGGGTACAAGCGGTTGGGTATTTAGGCACTGCAAGCGTAACAGGCGATGCTAATATTTATGTAACAGGTACTCAGGCAATAGGTTACGTAGGTACAGTAGATACCGCCGCTGGCGTAGGTGTTCTTCTTACAGGCGTACAGGGTGTTGGTCAAGTAGGTACAGTAGATGTTGCCGCTGGCGCAGATGTTACATTAACAGGCGTTCAAGGCATAGGTCAAGTTGGTTCTGTAACCACTCAAAGTTCTACTGTAGTATTTTTAACGGGCGTTGTAGGCGTTACCCAGCTAGGCACTGCTTCTGTAACCGCTGGCGCAAATGTAATAACTACAGGTGTACAAGGAGTAGGTCAGGTTGGTACTGTAGACACCAATGCAGAAGCTAATGTACCTGTAACTGGGGTTCAAGGTGTTGGGCAAGTTGGTACTGTAACGGCTCAAGAAGGTATTGGGGTAAATGTAACAGGCGTTCAAGGCGTAGGCCAAGTAGGCACCGTAGTTACTACAGCCAATGCAGATGTACTAGTAACAGGAGTTGTAGGCGTAACCCAACTTGGAACTGCATCTGTAACTGCAGGCGCTAATGTATCCATAACTGGGGTACAAGCTGTAGGTCAAGTTGGTTCCGTAACAGTAGCAGCTAATGCAGATGTTTATTTAACGGGCGTCCAAGGCAATACTCAGCTTGGTACTGTTGCTGTAACAGGTACGGGAAATATAGTTTTAACAGGTGTTCAAGGTGTTGGTCAGCTCGGTAACGTAAGCATCCAATTAACCCAAAGAGTATCTGTAACGGGTGTTCAGGCAGTAGGCTATGTAGGTACTGTAACTACTCAAGCCAATGCAAATATCTACTTAACAGGCGTTCAAGCACGGGGTATAATCGGTCAAGTACTTGTTTGGGGACAGATTCCGGATGTGCCGGACCCCGGCTGGACAAATATAAATAATAGTGGTACGTCTGGTTGGAGCCAAATACCAGATAATGCAGTAACAGACTGGGAACTTATAGCAGCATAAAGGAAAATACATGCCATCAACCTATTCAACATCGCTCGGATTAGAGCTTATCGGAAACGGCGAACAAGCCGGTACTTGGGGTACAACTACCAATAATAACCTTGGAACGCTATTAGAAGCGGCTATTGCTGGTGTTGAGCCAATTACTTTAACTGGTGGTGATTACACCTTAACAGATTATAACGGACTTCCAGATCAGGCCCGTAGCGCCGTATTGGTGTTTGGCGGACTGTTAGCCGCCCCCTGCAATGTTATTGCCCCTGCTGTGGACAAAGTCTATATTGTTCGTAACTTCTCTAACGCTACTGTAACCGTTAAAACTTCTGGTGGAAATGGGGTTGCCATAGCTAATGCGGCAAGTGAAGTCATTTTCTGCGACGGAACAAACTTCTACAGCGCTACTCAGTTTAACTACATTGATGGCAATTTAACTGTTACAGGCACAGCTACTGCAAATAATTTAGTAGCTACAAACAATATTACTCTTGGAAAAGACCTGTTTGGAAATGCTAGTACAGGACAGATTTATGTTCCGGTCGGGACTGAAGCACAAAGAACCGCATCTCCAATTAATGGTGTGATTCGATACAACACAGACCTACAAGCTTACGAAGGGTACGCCAATTCAAACTGGGTTACTTTCAACGTGTCTAGACAGGGTTTATACAGTGTCGGATATTGGTTTGTTGCTGGAGGCGGTGGTGGTGGCGTTGGTGGTCAGAGTCCTGTTTTGTTAGCCGCTGGCGGTGGTGGCGGTGGTGGCTTTTTATCTAGCGCATCAGCAGGATTAGCTAATATAACTCCCGGCGTTACTTATACGATTGTGGTTGGTGCTGGCGGCGCTAGTGGTGGAGCAAGTGGAAGCAACACAAATGCATTAGGTTTTGTAGCTATTGGTGGCGGTGGCGGTGGAACACGTCTTACTCCATCAGGCAAATCTGGTGGATCTGGAGGTGGTGGCGGTGGCCAAGGTGGCGCTACTGGAGGTTCTGGTTTCCCCGGCCAAGGTAATGCTGGTGCAAGCTCTGGAGGAGCTTCAGGGTCTGGTGGTGGTGGAGCAACTGGCGCTGGATCTGGATCAAGCGGTGGTGCTGGAACATCTACTTCAATTACTGGAATTTCTGTTGCCTATTGCGGTGGAGGTGGTGGCGGTGGATATGACGGTAATGCTGCTGGTGCTGGAGGTGCTGGTGGTGGTGGAAATGGCGGAGACTCTCAATTTACTACCAGAAGTGGTACTAGTGGAACTATCTATACTGGCGGTGGTGGCGGTGGTGGCTCAACAATACAAGGCACTGATGGTGAAGGTGCGGGGTCTGGTGGTAATGGTGGATCTGGTGTGGCTATATTGTCAATTCCGACTACTCGCTATACAGGAACTACAACAGGATCACCGTTAGTATCTACTTTTGGTAATGCTACTATTTTGACATTCTTAGCTTCAGGATCTTACACAGCATGATTATTGAACAACAAGCTAAAGAGCTATCGTCAGATGTTACAGAGGTGGCAACTAAGATTGAAATCCTTTGCCCTAACTGTAGCCGTGATGTAGATGAAGCCGAATTGACCGCAAAGCGTTGTAATGACTGTGGTGCTGACTTATCTACTCCTGAACAAAACGTAGCTGTTGCAGTTACTTCTGTGCCTGTTATCGGTATTACTTGGTAATATGCAACGCAGTTTAAAAGGAGCAATGCACTCGAAGACCATGTGGTTTTCCCTTTCTATGGTAATAATCGGATCTGTTTACGATAACTTTTCGTATTTGCGGGATGTTATTCCTCCTCAGTATTACGGCTCTATCTTTATTGGAATCGGTGTTATCTGTGCAGTATTGAGGTTTTACACAACTATGCCATTGGACGAAAAATGAACTATATTCTTTACGCTTTAATCTTAGTACCTGTTAACTTAATTGGAACTGTTCTTACGTTCCCCCTAGCATTCATTATTGGCATTATGTATTCCACACAAATTGGCTGGTGCAACAACGCAACAGTTTGGCAATCAGGCCCAAGGTTGTTTTCTTTTCTATCATGGTTCCAAACACCTGATAACAGCTTAGACGGCGATCAAACCTTTAGGGCAGAACACAACCCTTGCTGGTGGTCAAAAGTCCAATGGCTATGGCGTAATCCGTTTTATGGATTTAATGTTAAGTTTATTGACGGTTCAAGCGGCATGACTTATCAGGGCGATATTAATTGTAATGAAACCCATGAAGGAACTATCCGTGTCCAAGGTCAAGGTCTATGGCAGTACAACTCATATCACTATGTTTTTGGCAAGATGATGATCCTAAACTTTGGACATAACATCCGTGCATTAGTTGACCCAGCATTTATAACCCCCGACCAATGGCACGACAATACAGCGCTGATTAAGAACTTTCCAGCAACTTTTGCGTTCACTATTAGGTTTGTTTAATGTTTGGTTTAACGATACCAATTCAGTTTTATATCTATGCTGCCTTATCTTTGGCGGCTATTGGTGGTATTGGCTATGGTAAGTATGAGTCTGCCAAATACGATGCCTATGTAGCTAAAGCCGAAACTGCTGCTAAAGAACAGGAAATGATTAACCACTACAAGGCTAAAGAAGCCGCTCAAGTTAATGAAAAGGTAAAAAATGATTATCAGAACAAGCTATCTATTATTAAGTCTACTTATGGTGGGATGCGCCTCTCCAGTACCAATCAAACAGGCACAATTTCCAACACCACCAGCCCAACTGATGGCACCCCCGCCGACCCTAAATTTATTGAAAAATGCGCAATAACTACGCAACAACTTGTTTCTTTGCAAAGCTGGCTCAATGAACAAATAGGCATCTTTAATGCTAAGTAATGAGAAGCTACAGGCTTTAGGAATTGATACCAAGTGGTTGCAACCGCTGGAGGAGACCTTTGCTAAATACGACATCAACACACCAGAGCGTCAAGCAGCGTTTATTGGTCAGTGCGCTCATGAATCTAATAATTTCAAAACTCTTGAAGAGAATTTAAGCTACAGCTCGCAGGCACTAATGCGTGTTTGGCCTAGTAGATTTCCTGACTTAGCTACTGCCATGAAGTATGCCTACCACCCAGAAATGATTGCCAATAAGGTATATGGTGGTCGCATGGGTAACGGTGTAGAAGAATCTGGTGATGGCTGGAAGTATCACGGGCGTGGGCTTATTCAGCTTACTGGGAAGGAAAACTATGCAAACTGCGGATCTGGTCTTGGTGTGGATCTTCTTAGTAATCCTGGTCTGCTTAATACTCCTGAATATGCGGCTCTAAGTGCTGGCTGGTTTTGGAATAAGAAAGGCTTAAATGCCTTGGCAGATGCTGGAGATTTTGAGACAATGACAAAACGCATTAACGGTGGCACCTTGGGGTTGGAAGACCGCAAAGCCAAGATTGCTAAAGCACTATCTGTACTAGGGTAAACCCGATGCCATTACAAAAAATACAACTACGACCTGGTTTAAACCGAGAAGGCACCGATTATTCTAACGAAGGCGGTTACTTTGACGGGGACAAGATTCGGTTTCGTTCTGGTTTCCCAGAAAAACTAGGTGGTTGGATTCGTTTAAGTGCAAATAGATTCTTAGGTGTTGCTCGTTCTATTTGGAACTGGGCTACTTTGGCAGGCTTTAACTATCTTGGTATTGGCACAAACTTAAAATATTATGTTGAATCTGGTGGTTTTTATTACGACATTACGCCTATCATTGGTAGAACAACCTATAACAATACAATCTCTACAGGATTTACAACTTTAGTAGCTAACGTCACAATCAACGCAACTACAATATCGTTAACAAATGCCGCTTATTTTACACCGCAAGCTGGTGTAATGAAGATTGATAGCGAACAGATTTACTATAATACTATTACGGCAAACGTAGCTACAAACTGTATCCGTGGGTTTAACAACACAACTGCTGCCACCCATACTGCAGGGGCTAACGTAGGTAGTGGGTATTTCCAATTCTTTGATGCTAATAACGTTTCTAACACTAGAGACTTTTTAATTATGTCTAACTGCACCGCAGTTGGTGGGTTAACTGCAAACGTACTTAACCAAGAACATCAAGTATTTGAATATGGAACAAGTTATTGGTATGCCCCTGCAATTAGTAGTGGGGACACAAACCTTACTAATATTACCTTTACCACATCAAAAGTAAATGCTGGTGGTGGTAATAACATTACTGTTGATTACCTAGTTCCTGTAGGTCTAGATGTATTTACGTTTGGTAATGGTTGGGGCGCTGCGCCTTGGGGTTTCTACGGATGGGGCAATGCTGCACCGCAAACAGTAGGCTCACAATTACGCTTATGGTCTGCCGATAATTATGGTGAGGACTTAATCTTTGCGCCTCGTGGTGGTCAGATTTACTATTGGGATGCTGCTACAGGTGTACAGGTTAGAGGTAAAAAACTATCCGATCTAGCTAACGTAGCCGTAGCTACTAGTGGGCAGTGGGTTCCAAATGTAACTAATGAAGTCGTATCTTCTGACATTCAGCGTTTTGTTATTGCTATGGGCGCTAATTCCTATGCTGTTGGAGATCCATTAACTCCGTTTGATCCTATGCTGGTACGTTGGTCTGACCAAGAAAACCCTTACCAATGGGTTCCTGAAGTTACTAACCAAGCAGGTGAATTCCGATTATCGCACGGCTCTTATATCGTAACGTCTATTTTTACCCGCCAAGAAATTTTAGTTCTTACCGACTCTACTATTTATTCCATGCAGTATCTTGGACCTCCTTATGTTTGGGGCTTTACTGTATTGATGGATAACATCTCTATTATGGGGCCGAATGCGCTGATTACTGTAAACAATGTTACCTACTGGATGGGTACTGACAAGTTCTATATGTACTCTGGTCGTGTAGAAACGTTGCCTTGTGCGCTGCGTCAGTTTGTTTTTTCCGACATTAATAAAGACCAATCATGGCAAGTAACTTGTGGGACAAATGAAGGCTACAATGAAGTTTGGTGGTTTTATTGTTCTGTAAACAGTACAGTCGTAGATAAGTATGTAGTCTATAACTACTTAGACCGTGTCTGGTATTACGGCTCTTTAAATCGTACTTCTTGGCTAGATTCTGGTATTAGACAAAATCCTATGGGCGCATTTATTAATGGTGTAGATGAGCTTGGAAACCCAACAGGAACTATTGTTTATCACGAACTTGGTAACGATGACGGGTCTACTGCAACCACCCTGCCTATCGTATCGTATGTACAGTCTTCTGACTTTGATATTGGGGATGGTCATAACTTTGGTTATGTATGGCGGATGCTACCTGATATTAACTTTAACGGATCCAATACAAATCAGCCTACGGTTACTATGCAGTTACGCCCACGCCAGAACAGCGGTACAAACTATGGCACTGCAGATTTAAACCCTGTTCAAAGCGCCGATAACTTTAGTACCGTTCCCGTATATACAATTCAACAGTTTACAGGGCAGGTATATACCCGTCTTCGTGGTCGTCAAATGGCGTTGCGGATCTATTCTGACGGGCTAGGAGTGTCTTGGCAGATGGGTACCCCACGTATTGATATTAGACCTGACGGACGACGTTAATGGCAACCCTACCTAAAACTGGCGCATTAATACCACCAAAGGCTCCCAATTTACCAATTGGCCCAGTAGACTACGATCAGCAGTATCAAGATCAGCTTACTAACGTATTACGCCTATACTTTAACGAACTTGATAACTTTGCGTCAGGAGTTGGTGGTACAAATGGTGGGTCATATTTAAAGTTTCCGTTTATCGCTGCTCAAGATAGTGCTGACCAATATGCAACGGCTAATAACACGGCAACAATAGTTTTATGGAATACTGCAAGCAATATTAGTGGGTTTACTTTAAACGCTAATAGCACAGCAACTGCCACAGTGTCAGGTATATATAAGATTACCTATAGTCTTCAGTTTGCTAATAACGATAACGCTCAGCACGATGCTACTGTTTGGCTGCGAGGAAATGGTTCCGATATAGCTAGTTCAGCTACTATTTTTACCATCCCAGCTCGTAAAAGCGCTAACGTTTCAGCTTTTGTTTGTGGCTATTCAGAAGTAGTATTTCCATTAAACGCTGGTGATAATGTAGGGCTATGGTGGGGAACAGCTCAAGCAGCTAATGCTACTACACGAGTTGGTATTTATATCCATGCTCAACCAGTAGAAACAACGCCCATGGCACACCCAGCAGTTCCCTCTGCAATTGGCTCTATAACGTTTGTATCGGCACTAACAACATGATAAAATCAACTAAATTCGTCCTTAAAGGCCATCTATGGGCATAGATTCACTCCTCCAACAGAACCCCCAATATACTGATTCAACTGGAATTGGCGATACAGGGCGGTTTGACTTTATGAATAAGGGTATGTACCCTGGGAGTCAGCTTAACCGTAGCCAATATGCTACGCCAACCCAAATGCCATTAGGCGCTCAAGCTGCTATTGCGGATTATGATCCAGCAACTAACCCTTTAACTGGTGAAATAGTATCTCGTTTTGCAGAGGGCGGTATTGCTAGCTTTGCGGTTGGTGGACAATCGGTTTTTAAAGACGACCCAAATAATTTTGCAGCGGATCTAACTAAGGCATATCAAGCAACCCTAGGCCGTGATCCGTCTACTGAAGAACTACGAGCCAATGTTGATGCACTAAATAGAGATCCAGACGCCTATGCGTTTATTGTAGATCAGCTAGCTGAAGACCCAAGTGCTGCTAAGTTCCATGCCGAAAATACTAAGCCACAAGTAGATGCGGAAGGTAACCTAATAGCTGCTCCTGAGTACGACCCAAACCAAACTGCAATGGCATTAAAAAGTGAGTATGGTAAATTTACACCTAAACCAGAAGTTGGTGGTATTCAAGGATTTGCAAATAAGATCGGGCCTTACGCACCGTTTCTTGCCGCCGCCGCTGCTATAGCTGGTCCTGCACTTGCTGCTGAACTTGCTGCTGGTGAAATAGCTGGTAGTGCTGCTGCAATGGGTCCTACTTACGCTGAGTTAGGATATATTCCATTAGCAGAAGCTGCGGGAACTACAGGTGCTAGTACGATTGCTCAAATGGGGCCTACTTACGCTGAACTAGGATATACACCCGGACTAGAAAACATTGCTCAAATGGGTCCAACTTACGGCGAGTTAGGATATACACCTCAAGCTGGTCCTACTTACGGCGAGTTAGGTTATACACCTCAAGCTGGTCCAACTTACGCTGAGTTAGGATATACACCTGAAATTGCCGAAAAAGGTATTACTGCTAAACAAGCCTACGGCGCTAAGATGCTTATGGATATAGCTGCTAACTCTGCTAATACGGGACAAAATAATCAAGCCGGTCCTTCTTCTACTACAACACCATTAATCTTTAATCCAAACGTAGGTAGAGCTACAACACCAGGAATTTCGCCAATTGGCACTACTCAACCCTTTGGTCAGCTATATGATACAAAAACTAATACCTATAACTATTTTCCACGAGGTTATGCGCAAGGTGGAATTACTAATCTAGCTAGAGGTGGTATTACTAGTTTAGGTTCTTATTCTGATGGTGGGCACCTATTAAAAGGGCCAGGGGATGGTATGAGTGACCATATTCCAGCTACAATAGGGGGTAAACAACCTGCTCGTTTAGCAGATGGCGAATTTGTAATTCCAGCCGATGTAGTAAGTCATCTAGGTAATGGCTCTACTGATGCTGGGGCTAAGCAATTATATAAAATGATGGATAAGATTCGTAAAGCTCGTACTGGAAGAAAAAGCCAAGGCAAGCAGATTAATCCTAACAAATACACATTAAAAGGCTAAAGTATGGGTCTCTTTGACGCAACTCCTCTCCCTTCAAGTCCAACAGGTCAAACTACATCGACCTCTGGTATTTCTCCTTATGCGCAACCCTATATTAGTGATTATTTAAACAAGGCACAAAATCTAGTTGCTACCCAACAAACTCCAGGACTATTATCACAGTCTTATGCTGATGCTTCTAATTTACAGCTTCCAGGGGGGTTTGCTTCCGGTCAAGCATTAGCGGAACAAGGTGGTAGAGGTTTTTTAAGTACAGCCCCTATTGCTCTTCAGTATGGTCAACAAGGCGCTCAATACGGTTATCAGGCTCCTAAGTATGGTGAGACTGGCGCGGCTATGGGTACGGCTGCTTCTCGTGCTGGTGATTTATACGCAGGCCAAGCTACGGATCCAACGGCTATGCAAGCTTACATGTCGCCGTACATGCAAAACGTAACGGATTGGGAAAAACAACAAGCTGTCCGTGACTATCAAATTCAAGCTCCACAAATGGCGGCTCAAGCAGTTGGCTCTGGGGCGTTCGGTGGCAACCGTTTAACACTACAACAGTCTGAAGCTAATAGAGGGCTACAAAATAGATTAGCTGGTATTGACGCTATGGGACGGCAAAACGCTTTTCAAGCGGCTCAACAAGCTCAACAGTTTGGGGCGGGTCTGGGTTTACAAGGTTTGCAAACAGGTATGCAGGGTCAACAAGTTGGTATCCAAGGACTACAAGCGGCTATGCAAGGTGCTCAAACTGGATTACAAGGTGTTCAAGGAGCTCAACAAGGTTACGCTGGCGCTACTCAAGCTGGTGGTACATTAGGTAATATTGCTGCTCAACAAGCTCAAGCTAAACTAGCACAATTGCAATTACAAAATCAATTTGGTTTACAACAACAACAGTTCCCTTACCAGCAGTTGCAGTTCCAGCAAAGTATGATGGCTGGTCTACCAATTGGAAGTCAAACTCAACAAACATATCAGTCTCCTCCAAACCCTTATTCTCAACTTATTGGTTTAGGCGGTACACTAGGTACAGGTTATTTAGCTTACAAGGCTATGCAAGGCGCTACAGGCGGTTTACCAGAAGACTTTAAAGAAGCTAAAGGATATGCTGGTGGTGGTATTGTTAGCTTGGCTTTAAATAAAGCATTGGAAGGTTAATTATGATTGGTGATTTGTTAAGCCGTATAGCCAAAGCGGACGATATTAATTCTGTAGACGCTCTTACTGCCTCAGTTAGAAACGGTACTATACCTGCTTTTATTGGTGTACCAATGATTGCCGAGCTGGTTAAAAACCAAAAAGAAGCCCAAGCTTTAGGACAAGGCGCTCCTACATCTACTGTAACTGACCAAGTAATGCAACAAGCGCAGGCTTTAAATCAGCCCCAAATGCCTCAACAGCCTATGCCCGAACAAATGGCTATGCCTCAACAGCCTATGCCTCAACAAATGCCACCACAAATGGCTCAGCAACCCCCTGTTCAACCAGGCGGAATATCAAACGCACAAAGTAATCTTCCAGTTGCAAACATGGCTGGTGGCGGTATCGTTGCTTTTGCTGGCCCACAAGGTAGCCTTGTTGATGATGACGAAGATAACGAAGAATACTACGCCGATATGGCGGCTAAAGAACGTATGGCTGAAATGATAGCCAACCAACAAAGCGAAAGCAATGCGCTAACACAAGCCATGCTAGATATGCAGGGTAACTATGCTGGGCCTCGTTCAGGGTCTACTGAGGCTGCACCATCCGCCGGGATTCTATCTAGCCTTAAAATGCCTAAGAGTTACGAAGCTGCAAAAGCAAGTGCAAAGGCAAGTGAAAATAAAGGTTCTGGTATAGATTCTAAAGCTACTGGCGCTTCTAAAGGTATAAAAGACGATTCGTTTTTAGGTAAAATTGAGCACTTAGAAAGTCGTGGTCGTGACTACGATAAGTATGGCAACATCTTGACTTCTCCTAAAGGTGCTATGGGCCGTATGCAAGTCATGCCTAATACCTCTCGTGATCCTGGGTTTGGCGTTGCTCCAGCTAAAGATAAGAGCCCTGAAGAACTTGCTCGTGTCGGACGTGACTATGCTATGGCTTTAAAACAATACTATAAAGGCGATGAAAAACTTGCTGCTATGGCTTACAACTGGGGTCCTGGTAAAGTTAATAATTGGTTAGCTGGCGGTAAAAAAGGCCCAATACCTGGCGAGACTCGTCAATATGCTTCTAATTTTGCAGAAGGTGGTGAAGTTAAACACTTTGTATTAGGAGATCTTGTTGTTGATGATTTTGGTAGAACAGTTGGGGCAGACCCAAGAACTACTCCTGAATATGACGAGTTTGGTAGAAAAGCAAAAGAAACTTTAAGGGCTGAAAAGCCTTTAAGCAGAGAAGCCCTATCCGCGCAAAACGCACTAGAAGAACAAGCAAAACGCCGCGCTGCTATGACGCAACCAAAAGTAGCTAAGCCTACGGTTCGCCCAGGAATATCATCCTTAAGAGGGGCTGGTATAGCTACATTAGCACCTGCAGCAATAGCTAGTATATATGAGGGTTTAACTGGCCCAGATAACGCTAAGATTCCTACAGCAGCGGATGTTAATCCTGGTGATCTTACTAAAGAAGAAATTGAATTGGCTAAGCACCCAGCATTTATTATGCCAAAAGTAAGACGGACAGACCCTAGACCAGCATTTAACTTACCTATTGTTCAAGGTGAAAAACCAACGCCTATAATAACTCCAAAAATTATAAAAGAAGAAGCTAAAGCCCCTGTTGATCTAAGCAAAATTGTTAGTGATCCAGATTTAGAAGATAACTTAGCTCCTATACCACTTCCAGATACACAAGGTATTAAAGGCAGCGAAAAGAGTGAAACAAAATCTAGCCCAGTACAAGACGCTTTATTTGAACTTATGCAATCGCAAAAAAGACGCGCAGCTAAACTTGAAAAGCAAGAAACAATGGGCAATTACATGGCTGCTTTGCAAGGTTTTTTAGGTATGATGGGTGGTACTTCTCCTTATTTGTTTACTAACTTAGGGCAAGGTGCTTCTTCTGGCATTACTTCTTTATTACAATCACAAAAACTTCAAGGAGCTAATGAACGTGCTCTTGGTCGTGATGAGTTTAATGCTGCTCAAATGCAACGCCTGATGACAAAAGATGAAGAAGACCGTACTCTAAGAGGAGACATAGCTAAAGCCAGAGATTATAGCGACTGGACAAAGATGAAAGAAAACGTAGAGGCTAAAAAAGCTGAATGGATTCAAAAAGCTTACGATACTAAAGGTATTAATGCAATGCAGTTACGTGATCTACGCGCTAAGCGTTTAACTGGCGATCTTGATGAAAAGGGCGCAAAACGTCTTAATGCTATGGAAGCCGAAGAAAGCAGAATTAACTCTGAGGCTAGTAAGTTATATAAAGTACCTAATTATCAAGGAAATTTACCGCCTAATATTTCTGCACTAGTAAAACAGTATACTAAGTAACTATGTACCAATTAGATAGGCTATATCAAGCGCTTGAACGTGCCGATGCTGCTGGAGATACTAAAGCAGCTAGGGAATTAGCTACATACATTAAAAGCGCTACAGAACAAGAAGCCCCAGAAGAGGAGTTTAAACCTCCCGTTTTTGTTCCTCCGCCTCCAGGTAAAGCTGGTTTTTCACCTAAAGATACTGCACTTGCATTAGGTCAGGGTATTGTTGGTGCAGGTAAATCTATAGCTGATGTATTCGGTGCAGATAATGCTGTATCTAACTATTTAGGTAGTATATCTTCTGGTATGGGTCAAGCCTATACCCCAGGCCGTCAAGCTGAAATGCAAGAACGTGCTAAGTTACAAGCAGAAGCTTCTAAATCCGGCGACATTGTAAAAGAAATAAATGCGTTTCTAGGTGGCGTAGCTGAAGCCCCAGTACAAGCGTTAGCGCAAGGTTTAGGTTCTATTGTTCCTTACGTAGGAACTGGCGTCATTGGTGGTATAGCTAAGCTTGGTGGTGCTACTATTAGAGCTGTTAATACTGTAATTGGTGCGTCGCAAGGTGCTGGCGCTGTAAAAGGTTCTATTTACGATAACGTCAAAGATGAACTGTTACGTGAAAACCCAAGAATGACAGAAAAAGAAGCTAAAGATAAAGCTTCTAAGGCTCAAGAATATCTTGGTTCAAACTTCTTAGACATTGTTGGCGGAGCCACATTAGGGGCCGCTGGTGCGCGTTATGGTGTGGAGAATCTATTAACCCCTGGTACGGCGGCTAAGCTAGACTCTAAATTAATACCTCGTATTGGTAAAGCAATGCTTGCCGAAGCTCCATTAGAAGGTTTACAAGGTGGTCAAGAACAATTAGCAATTAACCGTGCGCTCATAGACGAAGGTTTTAAACGTGAGGCAATGGAAGGTGTATACGGCGCAACTGTAAGAGATGCGGTTATTGGCGCTATGACTGCTGGTGTAATTGGTGTAAGAGGTCCAGGAAGAGCCCCAACTCCAGCCTCAACTGAAGAACCTCCTATTCTAGAGGCCCCAAAAGAAATAACACCTTTAGCCCCAATTGTTCCAACTGCTTCGATGTTTGATGAGCAGGGTAATCTTGTAACATCAACACAAGCTACGCCTGAAGAAATAGCAGCGGCTCAAGCTAAACCTACAGCTACGCAATTAAAAGAAGATGCCGACCAGCAGCTTGCTATGGCTAATTTAGCTAGCATAGAAGAGAAACAAAAGGCAGATATAGAAGCTTTAGTTACACCTAAATTTGAAGCGTTTACCCCTGCAGCTAAAAAATTACTTGACCTAAATTCTATTGGGGCAAAACCTCCTGTAGAATTAACACCTAAAGAAATAAAACAAATAGCTGAAACAAACGGTATTAGCTATTTAAAAGATAACAAAATTCCTCTATCATATGATGAACTAATAGGTGAACTA